AGAACCTTTAAGCGGCGAGAAAATGTCTCTTAAAGCTGCTGAACTACTAGGCTGGATAACTGCTGAAGGATCACTCACTCCGTCAGGGGTTATTTTATCTCTGCATCCTAGTGAAGTAGATTATGTAGCAAAATTAGGCAAAGGCACAATTAGAGATTTGCCGCATCTATCTGTTAGCAAAAGAAAGGACGCAGTGCGTTTAAAAGGTGGTAGAAAAGTTTTTGACGCATACGCGGACATTTTTAGCTATTCAAATAGTAGCTTAAATAAAACTGTACCACGCATTATTCGAGAAGGTACAAAAGAGGTTATCTTTGCTTATTTGCGCGGTTTATTTTCTGGTGATGGTGACTGCTGTGGTTCACCAACTCTTGCTACTTCTTCCAGAAAATTAGCTGATCAAGTTTTGACTCTACTTACATACTTGGGTTTTTATGCAGTTAAGTCATCAAAAATTCCTCATTATCAAGGGAATAAACTAGGTGCGCGAGCGTACAAAGTGATCGTAGTTGGTTATGAGAGCCAACAGAAATTCCTGGATTGTATTGGTTTTGTTCAAAAGCATAAAAGTAAAAGACTAGAAAGATTGTGTTATTTGAGACATAATAGTTCTCATTTTTATGGCATATATGTACCTAAAGATATTGCAAAGATGGTAAGACACAGACAACCTACAGAAGGTGGAGGTCGTTATAAGAAGAGTCAATGGGGCAGCAAGCGAGAATCACCAAGAGGATTAATGAATGCACTTATTACCGGGCAACGATTGACCGTTAGGCGTTTACAAAAGATTCAAGGTGCAGGCGGTTGTTTACCTCAGATATGGGACGATTTTTCTGACCACAAAGTGCTCTTCGACACAGTTAAGCGCGTAGAAGATTCGTCTTGTCATTGTTATGATTTTTCAGTTGACGGAAACCCCACATATTTGAGCAATGGTTTTATTAGCCATAATACAACTGTGGCTATGCTTTTAATGGCATACAAAATTTATCGACTCACTTGTTTAAAAGATCCCGCTCTTTACTATAACCTAGCTGCGAAGTCTTTGATTATATTTGGTATTTACTCACTGACTATTTCTCAGGCGGAAGATGTTGGTTTTTATAAACTACGGGATCAGATGGTGGACTGTTCACCTTATTTTAGGGAGGTAATGCCTCGCAGTCCCTATGGGTCAGATTTTATCGAGTGGCCACAGAAGGCATTAAAGGTAATTGTAGGATCGTCCTCACTACATTCAATCGGCCGCGACCTGTTTGCCGTAGCTGTTGATGAAATGAACTTCCATGCAAGAGGGAAATCAACAGCTAACAAGGCGCAAGATTTAGCTTCCTCGGTAAGCCGCAGGCTTGAAACTCGTTTTATGTCTGGTATTCACTTAAGCGATATGCCTGGAGTTTGTATTTATGTATCTTCAAAGAAAGCAGAAACAGATTATGTTGAATCGAGAATTAAAAAAGTAAAAGGATTGCCGGGAGTTCATATTGTTGACGGACCTATCTGGGAGTTTCTCGCTGATGATAAAATACATTACTGTGGTAGGTCTTTTAGAGTATTGATTGGTGATGCTACTCACGATCCACAGATTCTTGATGATGTTGAAATCATGCCGTCAGGAGATGTAACTGTTGCGCCCGCACTATCAACCTACGAAGAATCTCGTCTTGAAGGAAAAATAATAGATGTACCAGTAGAGCATTATCGAGCCTTTGCAGAAGATGTACTGGGCGCATTAAGGGATGTAGCAGGGATAGCTACTGCCGCTATGGTTAATTTCTTTCCGCGTAAAAAAGTAATAAAAGAAATGTTTGAAGCAGGGAATGATTTACCGCGATATTTCCGTTCTGAAACAATAATTATGCCTATACGCAGTCCTGTTAAATTAACAGAATTATTCGATCTTGATTTAGCCTGCGCGGTGGTAGCATCACGCAGAGTTCCTTTCAGGCATCCTCAAGCGCCAAGATACTTACATATTGACTTGGCAAGAAAACATGACGCTGTTGGTATAGTAATGGTTCATCCTAGTGAGTTTACTATTCTGCGAAAAGAAGAAGTGCAAGGTACTCAGGAAGATGCAGTAGAAAAACTAATTGAAGTTGATTTTGTACTCAGAATAAAAGCGGGCGATTCGGGAGAAGATATTGATTTCAACAAGATTGAGGAATTTGTTATCTGGTTGAAGAAGAATGGTTTCTGGTTGCGCAGAGTGACCCTAGATTCATATCAAAGTGCCGGAAGTATTCAGGCTATCAGAACTTTCGGCATAGATGCAGGCGTGCGTTCTGTCGATAAGTCAATTCTGCCTTATCGAATTTTAAGCAGAGCGATG